CCACGCTCCGGCTCCGTCCCTTTATTATCGGGGTAAGCACTCCGACGTATCTCAACCTTATTCGCGAAGCGGCAAACCTGGGCGCGAGTGCTATGTCAACGGAGTTCTTTTGCGTAGAGCAACGCTCTCCGACGCTAAAGAGCTTCATGCCTACATTCAACGAGCTTTGCGGCTTTGATGTCATGGAGTTCTATCGAAAATATAGCGTTTCCTCCGGCTATCTCCGGTTAAACAGAAAAGTTAAGGAACCGTTTTTGCGTAACATGAAAAACCTTTGCGAAGAGGTCGGGATGCGCTTTTATGTGTCAGATGCTCATTTCAAAGAGATGTGCTGTAACGGTTCTTGCTGTGGCCTTCCTTCCGACTGGAATTATAGCCGGGGACAATGGTGCGAAGCGTTGCAGATCGCGAAGATAAACGGAGTTGTCCGCTATTCTGACGTAAAAGGAGATATTGAAAAGCTGGTCAGTAGCTTTCAGTGGATACGTGCACAAGGGTTCAACTGTAACAGTTCGGAAAGGCGGGCGAAATTTGAAGGTATGACAATGGCGGACTACATGCGCTGGCTCTGGAATAATCCACAAGCAGGCCAATCCCCTTACAAACTTTTTGAGGGTATTTTGAGGCCTGTCGGGAAAGACGATTGTAAAGATTTGATTTACCAATATACAGGAAAGGATTAACAGCATGGCTGAACAGGGGAAAAAAAAGATGAAGGATTACCGGCAAGCTCAAATTGTCCGGCTCGACATAATCGCTGAGTTGTACAAGAAAGGTTATTCGTACCGGGATATTCGCGAGGAGGTTATGACAAGGCTCGACCTATCCTCCTACTCTCTCCGTACTGTCAGCAAGGACGTAAACAGGCTTTTGGAAGAATGGAGAGAAACGAGAATTGAGAACATTGACCTGGCTTTGCAGTTGGAGCTTCAAAGGATTGACGACCTTATCAAAGAAGCTTGGGCGGCTTGGGATAAATCAAAAACCGATTACGAGCGCAAAAAGGCCAAACAACAAGGAGTGCCAGGCTGCGGAGAGGATAGCGGAGAAGTCGTCACTGTTAAAGTTGAACAACAGAAAGAAGAGATTATTTGCTACGGTGACCCTCGATACCTTGATATAATCCACAAGCTATTAATTGAACGCAGGAAGCTACTTGGATTATATGCTCCTGAAAAAAGAGAAATTTCAGGCAACATATCATTTGAACAACTCTTGATGCAGACCGGGATTATTGAGGATGAGAAGGAGTGACGAGGAAATAAGGCAAAAGGCTAAAATATTGTTTGCAGCATGGCGCGACGATTGGAACAAATTCATTAGCGACGTATTCGGGGTAACACTCGATAAGGAACAGCAGGAAATCGTAACAGCAGTGCAGTACAATAAACTCGTGTCCGTTCGCTCCGGGACGGCTCGCGGGAAAGACTTCGTTGCCGCTTGTATAGGCACAAGTTTTCTCTATCTAACAGTGAAGTGGAACGAATACGGCGAGCTTGTAGAAAACACGAAAGTTGCACTTACAGCCCCAACGGACAGACAGGTAAAAAACATCATGATACCGGAAGTCGCCCGACTCTACAACAAAGCAAAGAAACGAGGCTTTAAATTACCCGGAAGATTGAACGCCTACGACATTAGAACCGACAACGAAGAATGGTTCTTGACCGGGTTCAAGGCCGACGAGAATAATCATGAGGCTTGGTCTGGCTTCCATGCTGTAAACACAATGTTTATTGTTACCGAGGCGACGGGTATTATGGACGATACGTTTGGAGCAATCGAAGGTAACTTGCAGGGTAACTCCCGGCTTTTGCTTGTGTTCAACCCTAATACAACCGTAGGATACGCGGCCAAAAGCCAGAAGGATAAACGCTTTAAAAAATTCTGTCTGAATAGTCTGACCGCTCCTAATGTTGTCGAAAAACGCATAGTCATTCCCGGCCAGGTCGATTACGATTGGGTAATTGATAAGGTTGAAAATTGGTGTGAGCCTATCGTAAAGGACGACGTAAAGACGGAGGAAGATGATTTTTTCTTTGAAGGTCAATGGTATCGGCCATCAGACCTCTTCCGCAAGAAGGTTCTTGGGCAATTCCCGAAAGTTGACGAAGATGTTTTGATACCCATGCAATGGATTGAAATTGCACAGGAACGCTGGAAAAACTACCATCTGGGGAACCGGAATTATTGCCGCCTGGGTGTCGATGTTGCCGGCATGGGGCGTGACTGTTCCGTTTACTGCTACCGCTTCAACAACTACGTTGAAAAGTTCAACAAGCAAAACTCCGGAGGAAAGGCCGACCACATGAAGGTTGCAGGAAACATCATAAACCTATTATCTCATAGAACCGGGTGTATTGCTCTTATTGATACAATTGGAGAAGGCGCCGGGGTGTACTCCCGTGCTCTGGAAGTCTGCGAGGATATGGGATTGAACAAAAAAAATGTGATTAGCTGCAAGTATAGCGAAGGAGCAAAAACAAAATCGGGAAAAGACTTGACGGATATAACCGGGCAATACAAGTTCGCCAACATGAGAGCCTACCTTGCTTGGTGTGTTCGTGACTGGTTAAACCCTGACAACAACACGGGAGCCATGTTGCCACCCGGCGGAACGCTCTCAGAAGAAGCGACGGAAATAAAGTGGAGCTTTAGAAGCGACGGAAGGATAATTATCGAACCAAAAGAAGATGTAAAGTCACGCTTAGGCTTCTCCCCTGACGAGTTCGATGCCCTCGCCAATACTTTCTACCCGGCAAAAGCCGTAGTGGAAGAAAGAAACTATGAGGATGATTTAGAAGATGAACTGTATTAATATTTATTCGACATGAAAACAATAGACGAAATTATTGAAAGCGGGCGCAGGCCTGACGAAATTATTACCGAATTGAAAATGAAAACGGTAATTGTCCCTCCTTGGTCAAAGTTGAAAAAAGAGTATGACCCGAAGCTGCACCCGGTAATGACCGACAAGAACTACCGCGACAGGGTTAGTAAAAAGGGGGAAGTAATCAAAATGACCCGCATAACCCTGGGCTTGCAGAAACTGGCTGTTAAGCGTATGACAGAACTGGCCTTTGGCGTTCCTGTTAAACGCAAATACAACGCTAAGTCGGAAGAAGAGAAGAAAGCCTCTATGATAATGGAAGCGATTTTTAAAAAGAACAAAATCAACAGCGTAAATTTTGAACGCAGCCGATACCTGTATTCCTCATGCGAATTTGCAACAATCTGGTACAGCCAAGAGCAGGACGTAATGTATGCCGGGGAAAAGAGTAAGCTCAAATTGCGTTGCAAAACTTATTCCCCGATGAAAGGAGATTCGCTTTATCCTCTTTTTGATGATTATGACGACATGATAGGCTTGTCTATTCAGTACACTCGAGAGATAAACAAAGAAAAAATAACTTACTTTGAAACTTATACCGATACAGCGCATATCCGTTGGGTTCAGTATGGAAAAAGCGGAGAGTGGACGGAGGAGATGCGTGAGGACATTAAGATTGAAAAGATTGCCGGTGTTTATGGGTATCGAGATGAGCCTATCTGGGAGGATGAAAGCGAAAACGTCTTTGAGGCGGAATGGTCACTTTCCCGCAATGGTAATTACCTGCGCAAAAACAGTAAGCCGAGCTGGGTTGTGTTCTGCGATGAAGATGAGCATGTGAAATTCGGAGGAGAACCGGACGACGATACAACCGCAAGGAACGTTTTGCGTTACCCGACCAACGCAAAAGCCGGTTACGCGACCTGGGAACAAGCTATTGACGCTCTCAAGTACCAGGTAGAAACTATTCGGCAAAACTTCTTTGTTCAGCTACAGTTGCCGGACATGAGTTCGGAAAGCATGAAAACCATGCCTATGTCAGCCGACAGCCGGAAGATGATTTTTATAGACGGCCAGTTGAAGGTAACGGAAGAGAGTGGGGTTTGGCTCGATGTGTTCCATCGTGAAATAAACGTCGTAAAAGCTTTCATGAAAAAGATGTTCCCGAAGCTTTCCGACGCGATTGATAGCCTTGACGTTGATGTAATTATAACCCCTTATCAAATCAAGGATGATGCAGAGAACATCAAGAATAATTCCGACGCAACAGGAGGCAAGCAGATTGTATCGCGCAGAACCGCTGTCCGCAATCTCAACATGGTTGACGACGTAGACGAAGAAATCAAGGAGATTGAACGGGAGGAAGCCGCCGAAAGAGCCGTAAGTATTAGCGAACCCACATACTAAGCAAGATGGCCACCGGAAAGAGCAATTTTGATAAAAAACACAAGTCCAATCTCGATAGATACGAGAAGAAGATTGAAACCCTGTACCGGGAAATCATAAAGGATATTGTACGACTCGGAGAGGCTGCGGGCTTCGACGGAGAAAAGCCATTTTCCTTTAGTGATTTTCCGGGGATGGAGAAGCGCGTTGATGAATTACTCCGCAGGCTTCAAGGCGAAATCGTAACAGTCATAATGAACGGGACGCGCGAAGAATGGGAATTAAGCGCAGATAAGAACGGGGAATTAGTTGACTCAATACTCGGCTCAACCGGACTATCAAAAGAGCAAATTTCGCAATTTAAGCCAAGAAATTTAGAAGCTTTAAAAGCGTTCCAATCCCGCAAAATTGCAGGGATGAACCTATCGCAACGCGTATGGCGAATAATGGAGCAAGGAAAAGAAGATTTTGAGCTTGCTCTTGATATTGGTCTGGGGGAAGGGAAAAGCGCCTCGGAATTAAGCCGGGATATTCGGCGTTATCTAAAGCAGCCCGAAAAGCTCTTCCGCCGGGTTAGGGATAAGCGCGGAAACCTCGTTTTATCTCAAAAGGCAAAAAGCTATCATCCGGGACAAGGGGTTTACAGGTCGTCATACAAAAACGCGGTAAGAATGACCAGAACCGAGATTAATACGGCTTATCATGAGGCCGATTTTGAAAATTGGAGCAAAAACGATATTGTTCTTGGTTTTGAAATCATCTTGTCAAACAATCACCCGGTAACCGACATCTGCGACCTTCTTGCGGGGAAATACCCGAAAACATTCAAGTTTGTTGGCTGGCATCCGCAATGCCGCTGTGTTGCCGTTCCGATAACTCCAACTATTGATGAAATCATTGAATATACAAACATGATTGCAAACGGTGAAGATGTTTCCGGCTATCGCTTCAAGGGAGAAATCAAAGAACCTCCCCGGAGTTTTAAAGGCTGGGTTAAGGATAACCGGGAACGCATCGGAAAGATGGAGGCAAGAGGAACATTGCCATACTTTTTAAAAGACAACAAAACTCTGTTGTCTACAAATACCCAGGAGAAAACAGGCGTTCAAAAGCTGATTAAGGAATTAAAGAACCCGGACAAAATAAAAGACGCGGAACTGAAAGATATTATTCGTCAGTACGCATCCGAGAACAGCGGAGAGTTTTACGGAGGGCTTGCGGGAGTTCAAATATCGACAGTTACTAACTACTTCATGGCCAACAGTCGCCAATACTCCCTGAAAGGGGAATATCTTTCAGAGGCCGGGAACAGAATACACCTAACAAACCGAACTTTTTACACTCAAAATGGTGTATTTAATCCGGCCGAAAGCCTAAAGGGAGCCATAGGAGCCATAAGCAAAGATGTTGCGCTGACATTCAACCAGGAGTATGCCCTTGAAAGCCTTTGGCACGAAATACGCCATGCCGGAGCTGTCGGCTGGAAGGAGGCTAAAAATGTAACCCCGTTTAAAACTACCGCTATGGAATTGATTAATCAGTTCTGCGCCCGGAAAAGCTATCATCTGTTTATAGAAAAACTGGGAGGGAAAGCCATTAATCAAAAGGCCATCCTTGCCCGGGGATACGGATATAGTACATACGTTAAAAACTTTCAGTCGATACTGGATAAGTATGGATTGTCAGAAAATGACGCATACGAATATTTCAAGGATATAATACAAAAAGAGCCATACGAAAATATATGGCTCAAAGTTGAAGATTATCTCAAAAGCAACGGCATAAAGAACGCCCACGAGCTGATGATGAATATAAACAGTCTATCTTTTGCCGATCTACTTTGATTGAACAGGGTAATGGCTTAGTGTCCGATAAAAATCCTGGCATTCCATCGGGGGCAGCTTATTCGCGAAATAGGCTGCTTTCCCTTTGTCCCCTCTTCCGTCGAACAGGTACGCAAGATGAAGATTGGCCGCGTCACCAGAAAGCCCTTTTCGATACGTTTTCGCCTCCTGAACGCCTCCCAAAATCCGCTCCTGCTCTTCCGGGGTTACATTGTAGTCAAATATTGTTTTCATTTTTCCTTACTTCTCTCCTCTTTGTTTTTTTGTCATCCAAAATTTATGTGTTTTATCTAAAAAAACAATATAAAAAGTATCTCCAACAATATGTCCAGCAACAACCGCCGAACCCGTTATATGTATTCGAGCCCAGTTGGCATCTTCTGGAACATTTTGAGGGTATTCGAATTTTGTTTTCTCAGCCGGAGGGAAATTGCCATATATAGAAAATTTATCACCATCTACTTGTTCAAGGAGAGGTTTACAGCAATAACCTTTCAAAGTATCTAACATTGAAGAAAGTAATCCACACTTTTGCCAATCTGGAAACGCAGAACCATATTTCTGCGTTGTATCTAAATATTGAAGTGAAATTTTAAAATTAGATTTCAAATCAGCATCATTAACACTTTTCTTATATTCTAATGCAGATGTTATTGCTGATGGTTGCTTATGCTTTAATATCTTTTTAGCCATTTAATTCCGACTTGTAAAAATCTCTTGTTGTTTCTTTTGAAATCAACTCCTCACATCTATCTGCTGGACCATAACCCAAACGAGCCTTTATCCAAGGAGTTTCACGATGTGTCGCTCTCTCCAATTGAAATCCTGTCCAAGTAGATAATTCAGTAAGTACATCAGATAAAAGAGCTCTTTGGTCAGATGTGAGTTTATTGAACTCTAAATCAACATCTTTATCGCCGGGTTTAGATACATATGCCAAATCACTGTATAATATAGATTTATCTTTTAAACTATCATAAACCTTTCGACTTACAGGTCCATGAACCCAGGCCTGAAAACGGTCAGTAACAAGTTCCTCCCCAAAATAGGCAAGATGATATGCGTCACAGTAAAACAAAAGCTTTTGCAGTTTTAAATGTGACATAGGCCCAAAATGTTTAACGATATACTCACACAAAATGAGTGAATCTATTTTTTGAAGTCCTTTACTTGTTTCCATATCTATAATTATTTTGGAGGCAAAAGTACCTTTTTGTACACATAAAACAAAGAAAATATTTTATTTGTTTGTTAAACGTGTTTATAAACACATCCAATAGTAATCTCATTTTCCCCTTTTCCTCTGACTTTTCCGAAAAAGTTCATGTTTAGAGATAACGCAACGCCTTGCCCGTTTGGGATTTCCAGGTTCAATCTTAGCTTTCCAAAGCGTTTCCAGACCACAGCCAATTTGAGCCGGGGTGAACTTATCGTAAATAGCGG